CACGCTGTGAAGCGCTCCTGCGAGCGTAAAGAAGCTCTGCATTTGGACTGGGGACGCTCGGTCGTGACAGCCCGGAAAGACGGGCACCAAATACTATAAGAGGACGAAATGGACGACTTTAAAAAATTGCCTAAAATGAAAACCGGCGGCTCAGCCAAACCCGGCCTCTATGCCAACATCCATGCTAAACAGGAACGTATCGCACACGGCTCAGGAGAGCGTATGCGCAAGCCGGGCTCTGCTGGAGCCCCTACCAAGGAAGCATTCGTAGAGTCTGCCAAAACGGCTAAAAAGGCCACTGGCGGGTCTGTTAAACATGATGAGCCAATCGCTAAGACAACCACTGGCAAAAACCGCCACTATTTGAGCACTAAAGAAGGTGCGGGCATGACCGAAGCTGGTCGTAAAGCCTACAATGCCAAAAACGGTAGCCACCTTAAAGCACCACAGCCCGAAGGTGGATCGCGTAAAAAATCTTTCTGTGCTCGTATGTCTGGTGTTCCCGGCCCCATGAAAGATGAAAATGGTAAACCAACACGCAAAGCTGCGGCGTTAAAAAGATGGAAATGTTAATGGCAACCAAAAAACCATCCCCAAAGAAAAAAGAATTCACTGAAGAAATGGCTCAGACCGTTTTAGAGTTGGGCAAGCAAGGTGCGTCCCAAAAAACTATGTACTCGGCAATCGGAATCAGCAAGTCTACTGCTGCTAGATTGAAGAAAGAAGATCCGTTCTTTGCAGAAACAATGGACATGGCTACAACTTATGGTCAGTCTTATTGGGAGATGATGATGCTTGCCAATATTGACAACAAAGCATTTAACAGCCGTATTGCCGAGATTGCATTACGTGGTCAATATCCAGACGACTACAAGGACAGCCGCGAAATCAAAGCAGAAGTAAAACAAGAAGTTAAAATAGATTTCAACAAAGAGATTTCTGATTTAATTAAGTCATTGAAGTAAAACAACAAAGGGGAATCGGCTTAGCGGCCCTGCCTGTGCTTACTCACAGGCTACCCACCAACTAACCAGTAAGGGTTTCATGAAAACGTGCAGCAATTGCCAACAGACTTTTGGTCTGGATCAGTTTTACAAACATCCTAAAAACAAAGATGGTTTATTCGGTCAGTGCATTGAATGTATCAAAATCAAAAATTTAGCGCGTTACAAAAAGAATCCTAGCAAACAAAACCAACGTATTTATAAGAATACTTATGGTGTAAAGCATCATCAAAAACAGGCTTTGTTAATAAAGCAAAATGGATGCTGTGCTATCTGCGAAAAGCCTTTGGAAGAGGGTAGAAAAACTCATCAAGATCACTGCCATAAAACTGGCATATTACGGGGAGTTTTGTGTAACAACTGCAATGTCGGCTTGGGCCATTTTAAAGATTCTGTGAAAAATCTTCTATCCGCCCTTCGGTACATAAAAAGATATTCCCAAGAATAACGGCACTTTCGTGGTATAATTTGCATTAGTATGTATAGACACTAAAAAGGTAAAAATGACAGCGCATGCCCTACTCTCAGCTTCGGGCTCAAAACGATGGCTTTCTTGTACGCCATCAGCCAGATTGGAAGCAACCCTCCCAGATCCAAAACGCAGTACCAAGGGGATAGATTTCTCTGCTGAGGGCACACTAGCCCACTCGCTTGCAGAAATCCGTTTACGACAATATTTTAACCAGATAGGGCATGAAGAATATGAAGCAGAATACGAAGCCATCAAGAACAACGAAATCTATCAAACGTACACACCCGATGAGCGAAACGACTTCGAGGCTAACGTTGATAATTACGTTTTATATGTCCGTTCTCAAATCGGCGAGGGCGATACCCCGCTATTTGAACAGCGTGTGGATTTCAGTGACTGGGTACCTGACGGTTTTGGTACTGCGGATGTCGTCATACTTTCAAAACATTCAATCCGAGTAATCGATTTAAAATTTGGTAAAGGAGTACCCGTAGATGCTAAAGATAATACTCAACTTCGTTTATACGCTCTTGGGGCGTACGCCAAGTTCAAAGAAGAATACCCAGACATCAAGGAAGTCACGTACACCATCCACCAGCCAAGACTCGACTCTATTAGCAGCGATGGCACGACCATCACCAAGCTCGTCGACTGGGCAAACTATTTCGTCAAACCAAAAGCCAAGAAAGCGTGGAGCGGCGCAGGTGAGTTCCTCCCGGGATCCTGGTGCCAGTTCTGCAAAGCCAAAGCGCAATGCCGCGCCCGCTCAGACTTCAACTCGGACCTCGCAAGGCTCGAGTTCCAAACCCCAGCCCTCCTTAGTGAAGAAGAGTTCAGCCAAGTCCTCACCAAAGCGCAAGACCTCCGCACGTGGGTAAATGATGTTGAAGAATATGCGCTAACTCGCGCAGTTGAGCAAGAAGTTATTCCGCCCGGCTTTAAGTTATCTACCACATCAACTCATCGTAAGATTAGTGATCAGGCTCTAGCAGCTGTAGTGCTTAAAGAAAAGGGCATGCCCGAAGAACAAATCTGGGAGCCAAAGAAATTAAAGTCAATTGCGGCTTTAGAAAAGATGGGACCCAAAGGACAAGTTGCCGCATGGTTAGGCGACTTAGTATTGCGCCCAGAAGGTTCACCTAAGTTGGTGCGTATTAAAGAAGGTGCTAAGGAGGATTTTGCATGAGCACTTGGCTAATCGCAGCGATGGGCGTTGTATATTTTATTGTGGCTATGGATCAGTTTAGAAAGGGCGGAATTGGTACTGGCATCATGTTCCTTGGTTACGCCATGGGGAACGTGGGGTTGGTGATGGTAGCAAAATAATAACAAGAAAGGCAACCATGTTGGTACAATGTTATGATACAAAGTTTGAAGTACCAGAATATGTAATTGATAAGTTCATAAAAGATTTTGATGGATTGCCCGGCAGTGGAAATAGAGAAGCCATTTTGCAGCTTAGATTCGCAATAGAAAACATTGTGGATGTGATTGCAGAAGATCCAGAAATACTGTATGATAAAGGTTATCAAGCAGAGTTCGTAGAAGCAATGGCAATGAAGTACGCTCTCGAACATCATGGTATACTGTATGATGCGTAGTAAGGGTAATGACTAGAGCCCTTTAATTCTAGTCAGTCTAAAAAGGTAAAAAGGTAAAAATTATGCCAGCAAAATCCACAAAAACTAAATTCGTTACTGACAAAGTACGTTTTTCTTTTGTACACGTTTTTGAGCCAGCAGAAACACTCAACGGCTCTATGAAGTACTCAGCTTCTATTTTGATTCCTAAGTCTGACAAGAAAGGTGTAGATGCCTTTAACAAAGCTTTGGAGCAAACTAAGCAAGCTAACGTCAATTACTTTGGTGGCAACATTCCAAAGAATCTCAAAGGCGGTTTGCGTGATGGCGACGCAGAGAAAGACGATCCAATCTATGCGGGTCACTATTTCTTTAACGCCAACTCCAACGAAAAGCCCGGCATCTTTGATGCTGACAAAAACGAAATCTTTGACAAAGGCGAGTTTTACAGTGGTTGCTATGGCCGCGCTTCAATCACAATGTACCCATATGATGTAAGTGGCACCAAGGGTATTGCATTTGGTTTGAACGCTGTTATGAAGACAGAAGATGGTGAGCGCTTAGGTGGCGCAACAGCATCAGCAGCAGATTTCGCAGTATAAGTAGTTCCTTTCAGTAGTACGTAGTACAAGGGAGTGTCCGTAGAAACTGCGGCCTCCCTTTTTCATCAACCCAATAACAATAAGAAACCATGGATCAATATCAAGAATATATAGCCGCCAGCAGATATGCCCGTTTTATAGATGACAAACACCGCAGAGAGACTTGGGCAGAAACAGTAAACCGATTTGTAGATTACATTTTTAGCCGTACACCAGCAATCACCGCAAATAATGCGTTAAAAGAAGAAATATTTACCGCAATCCATAACCTAGATTTGATGCCGTCCATGAGAGCCATGATGACAGCAGGAAAGAGTGCCGATCGTGATAACACTTGTATTTATAATTGTAGCTATTTGCCTGTTGATGATGTTAAGTCGTTCGACGAAGCGATGTTTATCTTGCTCTGCGGAACCGGTGTCGGTTTTTCGGTGGAGCCCAAATATATATCCAATCTGCCAGAAGTGCCGGAAAAACTTTATGAATCAGACCACATTATCGCAGTACACGACTCCAAAGAGGGCTGGGCAAAATCATTACGTTTATTACTCGCTCACCTCTACGCAGGAGAAATCCCTAAATGGGACGTTAGTAAAGTTAGACCTGCCGGAGCACGACTCAAAACATTTGGTGGAAGAGCTTCCGGGCCAGAACCATTAGTCGATTTATTTAACTTTACGGTAAACACTTTTAAAGGTGCTAAGGGTCGCAAGCTGCATTCCCTTGAGTGCCACGACTTAATGTGTAAGATTGGTGAGGTAGTTGTAGTGGGTGGCGTTCGTCGCTCAGCTATGATATCCTTGTCAGACTTAGATGATGAAAGGATTCGACATGCTAAAGCTGGACCA